AACAATTAACCCCCACCTACAAATCCCACTAACTATGAACCTGAAAAACGCAATCGAATCCCTGCGGACTGAACTCCGCAAATTCAGCACCCAAAAGCAGTCCTTCGCTGACTACAAACTCGTTGACGGCACGGTTGTCCGTGTTGACGGGGACCTCGTTGCCGGAACTGCCGTTTACGTCGTTGCCGAAGATGGCACTCTCCCTGCCCCCGATGGCGAGCATGTCGTTGAGGGCGTTGGCACGATCAAGACCGAAGGAGGCAAGATCGTCGAGGTCATCGCTGCCGAAGTAGCAACCCCCGAAATCGAAGCCTTGCCCGTTGCTGCTGAAATTACTCCCGAAGTGGCCGTTGAAGTTACCGAGGAAATCAAAGAAGCCTATCCTGCCATGACCCCCGAAGTTGTGGAGGCCATTGTCGCCAAGCACCTCGGAGCCATCATGGAAGAACTCAAGGCTGCCTATGCCGAGATGGGCAAGATGAAGGAGAAAATGTCCGCATTCGCATCGCAGGTTGAAACCATGGCCGACATCGTCGAGAAGGTTTCCGAACTCCCAGCAGAAGCCCCAAAAGCAAGCGGTTCCGCAATCGTTGAGCAACGCAAGGCTCAGGCATCGCAGAACTTCAACGCTCTCGCCCAAGCACTACAATCACTCAAATCCAAAAACTAAACCCCTAAACCCCCACTAACCATGGCATTTACTTTCGCAGGATTAACCTCCTACACCGACCAAGAGAGGCTTCCTCTCATCACCAAGGCCGTATTCTCGGCCCGTTCAGCAGCCCTGTTCACCAAGCAGGTGGGCGTAAAGTTTGCTGCTGCCCTCAACCTCATGGACACCGATGCTTTGATTCAAAGCGGTGATGCTTGCGGTTACACAACTTCAGGAACGACTGCCTTCACCCAGCGCAATATCACCGTTGGTCGTATGAAAGTGCAAGAAACCCTTTGCCCACGTTCTTTGGAACAATACTGGATGCAGACCCAGTTGACTGCTGGCTCTAACTACGAGGGTGTTCCTTTCGAGCAGGCTTTCTCCGAGCAGAAGGCTCTCCGTATTGCCGAGGCGTTGGAAAACGCAATTTGGCAGGGTAACGCTTACTTTTCAGGCGTTAACCAGTTGTTGAACGCTGCTTCGGGTTCCGTTGTGTCAGGTAACACGGCTGCTATCAGCGGTGCGATTACTTCCACCAACGTCATCAGCATCTTCGATACCATCTACACTCGCATCCCACAAGCCATCCTGACCAAGACCGATTTGGTTATGTTCTGCGGTTGGGACACTTTCCGCTTGCTCGTTATGGCGTTCAAAGCCAACACAGGTGTCATGTACAACCAAGTTGACTTGGCTGGACTTGCCGATGGTGAAATCGTTTACCCCGGCACCAACATCAAGGTCATCGCAGTCCCCGGCTTAACTGGAACGAGCCGTATCGTTGCAACTTACCTCGGCAACTTGTTCTACGGAACCGACTTGTTGAGCGATGAGGAGCAGTTCTCAATCTGGTTCAGCCGTGATAACGACGAAGTCCGCTTCCAAGCAGCCTTCAAAGCAGGTGTGCAGTTCGCTTACCCCGACCTCATCGTTGACTGGAAATTGGCCTAATGTGTAGGGGGGAGGGAAACCTCCCCTCGCTTTTTGTTCTCTTGTAACTTAAACCCCAAATACACATATGTCCTGCTCCTTAACTACTGGCTACGCCCTCGGCTGCCGTGATTCCGTAGGTGGAATCAAAACAATTTATGTCCAATCCTTCAACCCAACGGGGTCCTGCAATGCCAACCTTTCAGGTGCGGTTACAGGCTTCACGGGGTACGCTTCGGGTGGGTTCTTCGAATATGATTTGACCAAGGCCACTTCGTCTTTGACTGAAACCTTGAACGCAAGCATTGAGAACGGTTCAATCTACTACACCCCCGAAGTAACGTTCACCATCAACAAACTGCAAGTCGCAGTCCGCAACGAACTTCGCTTGCTGGTACGCAACCGAGTCATCGTCATCGTCCAAGACAACAACAATCGTTATTGGTTGCTGGGTTCTGCCAACGGCTTGGAAGCAACCGCTGGAACCGCTGGAACTGGTACTGCCTTCGGGGACCGCAGCGGATACGAGTTGACGCTTACCGGGATGGAACCTGACCCGATGTTCCTGATTGCATCCACAGTCTTTTCACCATCGACTGCGCAGATACTCGGCTCGTAGTATCTTTGACTTAGGTTTTCATCATCTGAGGTTTGAGAGGGGCAGTCAGCAATGGCTGCCCTTCTTATTTTTACGGCCATGAAGATTTGTATCGTTTACAACGCTCATCCAACCGGGTGCAGTTATTACCGCCTCGAAATGCCGAACGCATACTTGGGCGACAACTACCCGGAGTTCGATTACGTCTGCGTCGAGAATATCACGACCATCAGCGACGAGGGCTTGAAGTCGATAGACCTGTTCCTGTTCAGCAGGCTTTGGTGTCAGGGAACCATGGAGCAAGTCGAAAATGTTTACAAAGCCCTGACCCAATTCGGGGCCAAAGTCATCCTTGACTTGGACGATTATTGGGTCCTTGAGAGCGGCCACATCATGTACCGCCACTACCACGAAACCAAACTCGCAGAGGTCATCCGTAAGCACATTAAATTGGCTGACTGGGTAACTTGTACCACCGAGCATCTTGCTGCTCGCATACGGCCTCTAAATGCGAATGTGAGCATTCTGCAAAACGAACCCTACGAAGCCTATCAGCAGTTTATTCCGAATCCTGACGAAGAACCTGACAAACACCTCGTCAAGTTCGGTTGGTTCGGTGGTGCGCAGCACGGGGAAGACATGGAACTGCTCCGTGAGGGGATGCAGAAGTTACGCTGGGACGCAAACTTGGACGGCAAGTACCGCCTCTATCTCGGAGGCTGGAACGACAATAATCCTGTTTATGAAGGCTACGAAAAGATAATAAGCGACCAAGGGAATAACCCGAACTACGGACGCATTCAGGCAGCGGACATCTACTCCTACGTCGGGGGCTACAACTTCGTGAACGTAACCCTTGCACCTTTGAGAGACACCAAGTTCAACAAACTGAAGTCCGAGTTGAAGGTGGTCGAGGCAGGGTGGATGAACAAAGCGATTATCGCATCCGAAACCATCCCATACACGGACGTAATCAAGCACGGAGAGAACGGGTTTCTTGTTCCTTACAACAAACCCAAGTACTGGTACACGTACATCAAGCAGTTAATCCTTGATCCCGACCTTCGCAAAGCCTTGGCTGATAACCTCACGGCTGACATTAAAAAGCAGTTCAACGTGGTCGAAACCGCCAAGAAGCGGGCCGAACTATACAGGCAGATTGGGCGCAAATTGTGAAATTCGGGGGCATCGCACATTTACAAGCAGATGCTTTACCTGAACCCTGACACGACCAACACGATAACGGTTACTTGGACCGAGCGAGCCAGCACGGGGGACCGCTACATCCTGCGACTCACAAGCATTGCCAAGAACACCACGACCGATTTCACCCTGCTGAAATCTGCCAACCTTTCCAACTATACCAACCGCTATGACCAATTTTCGATTGCCGTGGGGTCGCTTGAAACAGGCTCGTATAAGTATGAAGTTTACGATACCAATAGCACGGTTGCCGCTGCTTTGGCGGTCGTTGAAACGGGCTTGGCATTTATACAAACCGCAACGATAGGATTCAACACCTACGCCAATTCAATCACTTACAACACCTTCCTCGCATCCAGCGTGAGGGTATTCGATTCAACCTTTGACCAATCCTTCGCATGAGCGTACAAACACGAAGCCAACTCCAAACGAGTGCATTAACGATAACCAACGAAACCGCTGCTGGGGCGAACACCGCATCCCGTGTTGGTGGCCTATTCGACGACCTTGCAGACACCGCAACGCTTGACCGGGAACGGGGCTTTGCAAACCTTTACCTCGACACCGACACGGCTTTCACCCCGACGCAGGGACAACGGGTCAAGTTGACAAGTGCGATGAAATCGGGCGTTTTGTCAACCTACAATTTCTCACGAACTACCAACTCGCTGACCTATACAGGCACAACAGGTGCGACTCTTCGCATCGCTGCATCCATGGTCCTTGCGCAGCAGGGCAACAACAACCAAATCAAGGTTTACATCGCCAAGAACGGTACACCGATAGACCAGTCAATGACCGAGATTACAATAAGCCACTCAGACGGCCATGCGGTATTTACGGAAACCGTCTTGCAAGGTGCGGTCAATGATGAATTTACCATCTACGTCAACGCAATCGATAGCGGTGGAAGTATCACGATTTCAGCCCTTTCATTTACCATCCACACGCTATGAGTAATAAATCCACTCAACACTTCACCCAATGGTTGGGGATAGAGCATAAGGTCCCCGTGATGCTGGAGAACCGCTCCGGCAAATACATCACCTACGGCTTTGCGAACGAATACCCCTACTACCTGCTTGACAACTATCGCAGGTCGTCCAAGCACAACGCTATCGTCAACGGCAAGGTGAACTACATCATGGGCGGTGGCTGGCAGGCAGGCGACAACCTGACCGTTGAACAAGAGGCCCGCTTCATCAAGTTCTTCGACGGAATGTCAAGCACGGAGGACCTGAACGACATCACGGAGAAACTGGTCCTTGACTTGGAACTATTCAACGGCTTTGCGGTCGCAGTTACTTGGTCCAAACTTGGGACGATTGCGAAGATGGAACACGTTCCCTTTGAGAAAATCCGTGTTGACAAGGAAGAAAAGATGTTCCAAGTCGCTGACTGGTACAACGACGACATGATGCAGTTGTTCCCCAAGGTCGGGGACATCGAGAAGATTCCTGCATTCGACCCTGAGAACCGCCTCGGTAAGCAGTTGTTTTATTACAGGGTCTATGCAGCAGGCGTTAAGCACTATCCTCTCCCCGAATACATCGGAGGGAACGCTTGGATTGAAGCAGATGTGCAAGTGGCGAACTTCCACAACAACAACCTACGCAACAACTTTTGGGGGGGATACTTGATAAACTTCAACAACGGCATCCCGACCCCCGAAGAGCAGGGGGACATCGAGCGGCAGATTAAACGCAAGTTTTCGGGAACCGACAACGCTGGTCGCTTCGTTGTAACCTTCAACGACGACGCAGCCAAGGCCCCAACGCTGGAACCGCTGACTCCTTCGGATATGGACAAGCAGTTCGAGATACTGAACAAGGCCATCCAGCAAGAGATATTCATTGCCCATCGTGTAACGAATCCATCGTTATTCGGTGTCAAAACCGAGGGCCAACTCGGAGGAAGGACTGAATTAGTTGAGGCTTACGAGTTGTTCAAGGCCACCTACGTCAACGACCGGGTCCGCAAGGTGGAGCGGATGATTAACTACCTCGGCTCCTTCAATGGCGTGGAAGGGATGGAACTTATCCCTGTTGAGCCGATTACCGAGCGACTAAGCGAACAAGCCCTGTTGCAGATTATGACTCAAGACGAATTGCGTGAGAAAGCAGGTCTGCAACCCTTGGAGAAACCTGCCGACGTGGTTGGACCTAATCCCCAACCCGACGAGCAACCGCAAGCCGTGGAGCAGTTGTCGAGCAACGATAATATCAAGAAACTATCGGGCCGTGAGTACCAAAACCTCATGCGAATCGTGCGTCAGTATATGCAGGACAAAATCACTCTTGAAATGGCTCGGACCATGCTTTCGGCTGGATTCGGTCTGTCTGCCCAAGAGATTGACACGATGCTCGGAGTGCAGGCCCAAGAGTTCAGCGAACCGACTTGGGGCGAGGAAGACGATGAGGATTACGGATGGGGCGACGAAGAGTTCAAGGTCTTGGAAGTGGTTGCAAGCAAGTTTGGAAGCCATGCGGACGATTACCATGTGATGCACTCCAAGCCGATGCGGTTCGATGCGAACATAGACGAAAACATCCGCTTGGCCTTTGCCGAACTTGGCGAAGAAGAAGTCGAACTGGACAAGAAGATTGAGGCTTACCGCAAAAAGAACCGGGATGCATCGGTCGAAGAAATGGCAAAGGAGTTCGGGGTCAGCAAAGCGAAGGTCGCTAAGCGTGTCGCTTACCTAATCACAAAGGACCGCTACCCTATCAGCAGGGCCGTGGACAAGATTGCCGAGCAGAACCTTCCCAAGAATGTCAAGGAGGTCGCAGAGCCAGTCTTGGAGGTGCGTTACAAGTATGCATGGGCCACGGGTTTCAGCAACAAAGACAAAGGCTCCAGCCGTCAGTTCTGCAAGGTCATGCTGGACTTAGCCGGGCAGGGCAAGGTTTACACACGGGACGACATCGACGGGATTTCTGCAATCATGGGCTACTCCGTATGGAATCGCAGAGGCGGTTGGTATCACACACCGAGCGGAGTGAACAGGCCACAATGCAGGCACGTATGGGAGCAGCAGTTGGTCATCCGTAAAGGCAATAAAATCACGAAGGCATGAAGGCACTATTCATAAGCGAAGAAACGCTGCTCGACAATTCGATAATCAACGAGAACGTCAGTTACACGCAGATACGGCCTACGGTCATTAAGGTCCAAGAGATGCGGATTCAGCCCATCGTTGGCTCTCCGTTGTATGGGGAATTGGTTACGCAGGTCGTCAGCGGTTCAACCTCTGCACTCAACCAAACGCTGCTGGAGGACTACATTCAGCCGGCTATGATTCAATGGCTTTACTACGAGTTGCCCATGGTCCTTGCGTTCAAATACATGAACAAGGGGATGGTCCGTAGAACGAGCGAGGAAAGTTCCCAAATGAGCATGGAAGAAATCACACGGCTCACGGATAAGGTCAAGAATGATGCCGAGTGGTATTCCGAACGGATTACCCGCTACCTCATGGAGAACCGCAATTCATACCCCTTGTGGAACTCGCCTCCGTCTGCTTTGGATACGATTTACCCGAACGCCACCAACTACCGCACCGGGATGGTCTTGGACCGCAACCGAAGGATGGGAATCAGCAACCTTGACTACCCCTATCCCTACGGCCAATTTGGGGCGTGTAATGACTGCTGACGATGGGAGCGCACAAGAAGAACATACTGAAACTGCAAAACTATGTCTTGGATAAAAATCAAGCAAGCCCTGCTGGACCTTGCAAATGCTCATCCTCAGGTCAATTCGTTCGGGACGGGCGACCC